GAGGAAGGGACTTTGGAACCTTTCTTGGAATGTTGGCAGAACTCGGGTATGGGTTCGCATACAGAGTTCTTGACGCTCAGTACTTCGGAGTGGCACAAAGACGCCGCCGTGTGTTCGTTGTCGGATGTCTTGGAAACTGGAGAAGTGCCGCAGCGGTTCTTTTTGAGCGGAACAGCCTGTGCGGGAATCCTGCGCCGAGCAGAGAAAAGGGGGAAGGAATTACCGCAGACTCTCCAACAAGCCCTCAGTATGGTGGCTCAAACAAAGACGTTGCCGACACAGTCACAAGCAAGTGGGCCAAAGGATCTGGAGGGCCTGCAGGAAATGAATGCGGACTTTTTGTAGCGCAACCTATTGCTTTTTCAAAAATTGACAATGGTAGGGATGCAACAAAAAACCTGTCTCCAACTATTAGAACTGGTGGAAATTCAGATGGTGTTATGGCTGTCATGCAAAAGATGGCAGTTCGCCGCCTGACCCCAATAGAGTGCGAACGACTGCAAGGGTTCCCTGACAACTACACCAACATCAAAGATAATTGTCCAGATGGGCCAAGGTACAAGGCTTTGGGCAATAGCATGGCGGTTCCCGTGATGCGGTGGATTGGGGAAAGAATCCAAGTGGTAAAGAAGATATGACCTGTGAGAAATGCGAAAAAGGCTCGCGGATCTTCAATCTGCAATGCCTTGGTTGCCGGGATAGGCTGGTCATGGGGATAGACTGCAAGGTCTTGCGGGAGATAGAGGCCAAGTATTTGGATATGAAGTTTGGGTTCCTACCGGACTACAAGCGCGAACCCCATTGTGGCTGCAAGACCACCTGTCTGAGAAAGTCTAGGCTGCGTGAACAATAAACTCACCGCCCCCCAAAGACGGCACTTGGCAACCATCAAATCCCTGCCCTGCGGGGTTTGTGGAGCTGCGGAACCCTCTGATGCCCACCACATCGAGCAGGGGCTTCAATATACCTGTATACCCCTTTGCAAGGACTGCCACCAAGGGAGCCATAACGGTATCCACGGTCGCAAATCTATTTGGAACGTACTGAAAAAGACCGAACTGAGCGTACTGAATGACACAATCGAAAAGCTCACCCGCTAGGCTAACCCTGCCGTGGCCCCCAAAGGAGCTGAGTCCTAACTACTCAGGCCATTGGGCTCCGCAAGCGTCAGCCAAGAAGAAGTACCGGTTTGCGGTCAGGATGCTGGCCCTGCAAGAGAAGTGGGAGATACCCGAGGAAGGCCCAATCTATCTGGAGGTGGAGTTCTACCCCCCGGACAGAAGGCCACGGGACAAGGACAACATGGTTGGTGCTTTTAAGGCGGGGCAAGACGGACTTGCGGACGCTTGGAAAATCAACGATAAAAGAATTGATTGCACATATAAGGTGAGCGATCAAGTAAGCGGTATGGTGAAAGTTAAACTTTTAGGAGATAAACCATGAAAAAGGTAATAGCAGCAGCAATCCTGATGAGCGCAAGCGTAGCCTTTGCAGCTTGCCCCGTGTACGCCCCCTACGGCTGCGTTCAGACCTACGGCGGCAAGATGAAGTGCGGTTGCGGAGTACGATAGGCTCCGGGGGGCGGGACAATTGGATGCAACGTGAGATCCGGTTGTTGTACACACCGCCCTCCACCAAACAGTTTATAATCACAGGATGGAAAACAAGAAACGAACTAGGCGTTCATTCTTAGCCCGTGATGTCATTAAACTTCTGGGTAGGTCAACCAACCTGACGCGAGCTGACATTGCCGTGAAATTGAAGGCAAAGGGTCACTCGGTCAAGGCGGTGCTATTTAAGCTGGTAGCCGACCAAAAGGTGTCTTGCGAGAAGGGTGCGGTCACAAACGCCAAAACCGGGCCGCGCATGGTGAATGTTTATTACTTGACATCTACTGTGCAAGAGGGAGAATTACGAGATGGGTGAAATGGAATCTTTCGCGCAGACGCTCTTACATTCAGCGACTTGCGCCCACATACAACATTGGCAGACTACGAGCTACGCCGAGCATAAGGCTTTGCAGAAATACTATGAATCCATGCCTGATTTGGTGGACGATTTGGTTGAGACCTACATGGGAAGAAATGGTCTGGTGGGCGAATTTGAGCCTGAGTTTTATATCGAAAAGAACCCCCTGAAGTACATGAAGGCCATGCGGGACTATGTCGATGACACCAGAAAAGACCTCCCGAAGGACTCAGAGATACAGAACTTGGTCGATGGAATCACGGATCTGATCAACTCAACGATTTACAAGCTGGAAAACTTGAAGTGAACTGCGGGACTTGTAAGTTCTTTCTGGCAAACCAGAAGTTCGGTATGTGCCAGCGGTATCCCGAAGGCGTTATGAAGCAAGACACCCAATGGTGCGGGGAGTATCAGTCCAAGGACACCCCGGAGATCAACCCTAAACCACGTAAAAGAAATGATAAGACCTCTGAGAGACCGGATTCTAGTCAAGCCGATTGAGCGCGAAAAGAGTGCAATCCTTGAAATAATCATGCGGGAAAACCCGAACATGGGCGAGGTGGTGGCTGTTGGGCCGGGAGAGTACGACAAGAAGGGTCGGATCATTCCTAACCCCTGCGAAGTGGGTCAGAAGATTCGCTACGGAACTACGGGCGAGTACCTGACGTATCAAGAAGTAGAGCAAGAAGGCCAAAAACTGCTTATGATGTCATGGAAGGATGTGTGTTGGATCGATGAAAACAACCAATAAACCCATACCCCGGACTACTACTGGCAAGGGCAAGAACTATAAGCCTGTTGAGCAGGGTGCGGGCATGACTGCAAAAGGAAGGGCGGCATACAATGCGAAAAATAATTCAAACCTTAAAGCTCCAGCTCCAAACCCTAAGACAAAGGCTGACGAAGGCCGTAAAAAGTCTTTTTGTGCGCGGATGAGTGGAGTTCCCGGCCCAATGAAGGACGAAAAGGGCCGACCCACCCGTAAGGCTGCGGCCTTGAAAAACTGGAACTGTTAATGGATGAGCAATCAATACAGGCAAGAGTTGCGGAACTTAATCAACAACGTGCCGTCACCGTTGCAAATCTTCAAGCGTTGGATGGAGCGATTGCGGACTGCAATTGGTGGCTTGCGAAGATCAAGGCAGATACCGTCAAGATTAACGAAAACGAGGGGAATGACTGATGGCTACCGGACTTTACGCGAACATCCACGCCAAGCGCGAGAGGATCAAAGCTCAAAAGGCAGCGGGCAAGACCCCAGAAAAGATGCGAGCCCCCGGAGCCAAGGGAGCGCCAACAGCAAAGGCGTTCAAAGAGTCAGCCAAGACAGCAAAGAAGTAGCCATGTTGAAGAAATCCACGACAGACAAGGCGTTTAAGCAGAACATCAAGACCGAGGTCAAGTCTGGTAAGCCGGTCAAGCAAGCGGTTGCGATAGCTTACGCAGTTAAGCGGGAAGCTAAAAAGGGTACTAAAGGTAAGAAGTAATGCCAGTTCTTGCGGACATCTTTAGTGCTGGCAACACCTTAAAGCGCCGTTTCAAGGACTTTGCGGCTAATCCGGGAGCGTTCCTAGAGACTGAAGTTAACTACCGCAATCAAAAGGCTGGCGAGTTCAACACCCTGCAAGAACTAGCTACACAGGGTGACATCAACAAGATGCGCGGGTTACCCGTCACCCCAGATCAACAGGCGGCTGAGTTACGGCTACGGGACATTGTTGCGGGTGCGTATAACCCGATAGGGATGACAACTTCTGCAAGTTTGCCCAAAACATTAACAAGGTCAGAAATACAAGCTGAGGCAAAAAGTTTAGGTTTGCCATCAAAAGGGAAAACGGAAGAATTACAAAAATTGATAGAAACAATCAAGGCTGACCCTAAGTCTTGGTCTGAAGAACAATATCAATTAGTCCGTCCCTATTTATCAATTCATCAGGATTTTCGTCCAAATAGTTCGGAACGAGTTGAGTCAATCATGCGAGAGGGGTTGAAATCTGGAATGGTTGATTCATTAGATGCGATAGAGAAAGGGCAATATAGTTATTCAAGAGGTTTAATTGGGTCTGACGCTTATTTGTTTCCAAGTCGAGCTTTGAAATATAGAAGCCAAACTGATCCTCATCTTGCGCCGGGAAACAAACCTTTATTCAAAATTAGCCCCCAAAAGGGACAAGACATTTACGAAGCAATAAAAACGACCGCTGAAAAAACAAAAACTGATGACCCGTTAATGCAATTCTTAGGACAAAAATAGGTTGTAATCTAAACGAGAATAGTTTACATTTCCAATTCCGTGTCAGGAACTTATAGATTGAGTTAATCAATATGGCCGCACCGATAGGTAATACAAATGCTGTAAAGGGAAAGATGTTCCATGACGCTTTGCGAAAGGCGCTGGTTCAGAACCCTGCGAGACTCCCAAGGATAGTAGAGACGCTACTGACTCAGGCAGAGCTGGGAGAGGCGTGGGCAGTCAAGGAAGTAATCGACAGGCTAGACGGCAAGGCAATCCAGATCAACCAGATGGAGAACGCCGATGGCTCTCCAATCCTTAATGCGATACAGGTCACGTTCATAAAGCCACCGGAGACAATAGATGTCTAATCAACCATTGTGGCATTGCACGAACTGCGGGAAGGACACGCCACAGAACAAGGTTCTCCTAGATGACAGCGTGTTCCACAGCCCTGTGATCCAGTATGGATGCCCTAACTGCCGAGCCATGAATACGATGGAGCGTCTGCCAGAAGTACCGCCAAGACTCAATGACTGAGGACAGGGAGCTCTC